GAAGTTGAAGCCCGACACCACGCCGCGCGGCCCGACGCCCGTCTGCAGCCCCGGCGTGTAGTCGGCGACGCCCGTCTGCAACTGCCCCGGCGTTCCGGCAGAGGTCAGCGCCGGCAGGCTGTTCCAATCGAAGGGCTGCTGGTACTCGCCCTGCACGCGGCCCATGAACGCATTCGCAAGGTCGCTGCGGCCCTGCTGGATGCCGATCTGCGAGTCGAGGGCGTTCTGCAGGCGCGGGTCGAGGCTCGTGTTCTGCGTCCACTCGGTGACCTGCTGCCCGGTCGCCGGGTCGGTCACCGCGCGCGTCGTCCACGACTCCGAGCCGAACGGCGTGTTGATGTTCGGCCGGTTGGCGAAGTTCTGCGTGTTCAGATTCTCGCGCGATGCCTGAGCCTGCGCGTTTGCCGCGCCGGTGTAGTCAGGCGGCGGCGGCGTGCGTTTGCTGCCCATTCTCACTCTCCAGGTAGCGGCAGTTCTCGCGCCGCAGTTGCAGAATCACCAAGTCCCCACCCGGCGCACCGTCACGGATGCGCCCCACCTCCTCGAACCCGACGTGCTTGTCGAAGCGCAGCGCGCGCTCGTTCGTGGACGGCACCATGCCGATCAGCACGTTGAGCCCCGCCACGCCGAAGGCGTAGTCGAAACAGGCGCGGAGGAGCTCGCGCGTCACCCAGTTGCCTTCGCCCGCGACGTGCATCTCGCACGACGCGCCGTTCCACGCATCGAAGCCCACCACGCCGCGGATCTTCCCCTCCGGCGACACGTTCGCGATGCACTTGAGCCACGGCGTCGGCATGTAGCCGATGCGCTCGCAAAGCCACCGCGCAAGCAGGTCCTGATGCGCGGTCTGGATCACAGCATCGCCTCCTCGGCGCCGAAGTCGCGCATCATCAGGAAGCGCAGCAGCTCGGGGTCGATCTGCAGTTCCGGCGCGCCCGGCGGCGGGGGCGGAACCTTCGGCTGCCCAGCCGGCACCGGCATGCCCTGCTCGGGCTCGAGGATCTGCGGCTGGTAGGGAATCTGCTGCGGGGGCAGTTCCACGCCCGGCATCTGATGGATGTAGTTCAGAAAGTCGAAGTCAGCCATCGACGGCAGCGGCGCACCCTCCGGCGCGGGCGCAGCGGCAGGCTCGGAGCCGAGCTCGGCGCGCTGGTTCGGTCGCATGTACTCGAGCAGCCCGAAGTCCATGTCCACAAGCGGCGGCTGCCCGCCCGGCGCGGGGGGCGAGGCCGGCTCCGTCACCGAGGGGTTCTCGGGCACCATGCCGCCGTAGAGGTTCTGGCCGCCGGGGCGCGGCGCAAGAACATCGAACAGGTCGGGGTTGTAGCGGAAGTTCGGGTTGTAGCCGTCCGGCAGCGTCACGCCGTCCACGAAGCCAGGCATGCCAGAGGTCTCGCGGTTGCCATCGCGCCCTCGGCGATAGCCCGGCGGCAGCCCGTCGCGCTCACCCGGCGGCGGGGTGGACTTCCTGATGTCTTGCGCAGGAGTGCTCGACGGGTCGGGAGGGCGTCGTGCCTTGGGCGATGCAGGAGGAGGACGAACAGGCATCACCAGCTCCCGACCCGCCGAACTCATCCACGGGTAGGACAATGCCTGCGGGCCGCTCGGGGCCGCAGGCGCGTTGCGCGAAGCCGCGCGCAGGGCGGCGATCTTGGAATCAGCCATCACATCACCCCGCCGGCTTCAGTCAGCATGTGCGAAGACGTGAAAATCGTGCCCGGCAGGCCGCGCACCTTCATGCGCAGGCTCGCGTAGTAGCCGAGGCCCGTCGTGCCCACCCACGCCTGGTAGGAGTTCTGCGAGCCCGACCACACCGCCACGTTCCAGAGGCCGGTGTTCCAGAAGCCCGCGTTGGTCGTCGTGTACGAGGGCGAGCCGCCCACGTTCGCGAAGGTGTACTGCGTGTTGACCTGCAGCTTGACGGACGGCGGCGAGGAGCCGATGAAGATGGGCCGCGCGAGGCCGAACTTCTTGAGCGTCGCCGGGCTGCCGAAGGCGTTGAACGCCGTCTGCACGTCCCCCTCGATGGGGTTGCCGTTCGACCCGTCGGTCTCGACGCCGTCGTTGTTGCCGAAGAGCCCCTTGGCGACCCGACCGTCCTCGAGGCCGAAGTAGAGCTGCCCGTTCAAGAGCGTGCAGCAGGCCATCGGCATCGCCGTGAAAGTGCACCACGCGCCTGTGTTCACGTTCATCGCGTACTGCGTGTAGACGCCGGCGTCCTCGGGCAGCTTGATGACAAGCACGTCGCTCGAGGGGACGACGAAGATGTCCCACGACACCTCCTCGCGCAGCTTCGCGATGAGCGGCGAAAGCACCGACTGCACCTTCTGCGAGGGGCCGGGCTGGATCTCGCTGAACTGACCGTTCACGAGGCGCGACATCGGCACAAGGCCGAGCTCCGAGAGGATCATCACGTCGCCGCCGTAGGCCGTGAAGAACCGGCCGAACTTCGGCACCGGGCCGCAGTACCACATGCCGCGCAAGCCGAATTTCGTCGGATCGGACGGGTCGGTGCCCGTCCACACGCCGATGTCACCCTGCGAGCCGACCACGACCAGGTGGTCGTCGATGCCGACGCCCGCGTCGAGCGTCCAGTTGATGAGGCCGCGGATGACGCCGCCGTTGCGCAGGAGCGAGCCCATCTCGAACGCGGAGGCCGTGCCCGTGATGGCATCGACCGTGTCGAGGTAGTAGACCTCCGAGTCGTCCTCCGGCACGAACCACACGCGATTCTTGAAGACCGCGACCTCCTTGAGCGAGGCCGGCAGGCCCGTCACCGTCTGCTGCACCCAGCCGTTCGTCGTGTCGTAGGTCCAGTAACCGGCGCCCGGCGACACCGCGAGCAGGAACACGTCCGCGCCGTTCGCGAACTGCGTCACGCTCCACACGTCGTCCGTCGAGCCCGTGCTCGACTGCGCAAGCGACGGCGTGCCCGTCGTTACGTCGTAGATGTTGCCACCCGCCGCCGCGAAGACCTTGTTGTTCGCCGACGCCGGGGCGTTGTACGCGAAGATGGACTTGATGGGCAGCGCCACCGACGAGGTGTGGTACTGCCACCCCTTGCGGATGACCGTGCCCGTCTGCGTCGGGATCATGTTCTCGAGCACGAGCGCGTCGGTCGGCTGCATCGCGCTGATGGGGTCGCGGTAGTTGAGACCGCCCACCGGCGAGGGGATCGTGAACATGTCCGCCACGCGCGCGGCCGCGGCTCGGCGCGGCGTCTTGAACTGTGCGAGCGGGACGAGCGGCACGGTCAGTTCCCGTAGCCCGTGTCGGGCAGGTTGTAGACCGCGTTGATGTACGGATAGCGGCGCGAAGCCGCCATGTTGAGCACCACCGCGCCCTTCTCGTTGCCCTTGCGGTTCTCGAAGTTGACCTGGAAGTCGCGCATCGCGGCGCTGCTGTCCAAGCCCTTCATCTCGAGCCACTTCACCCGCGCGAGCTGCGTCACGAGGTGCGAGTCGAGCAGCACCGTGTCGCCGTTCTTGTTCGCCCGGTTCTTGTAGAGCGTCGCGTTGTCGGCGTCACGCACCCACGCGAAGGACTGGTAGAAGAACGTCAGGTCCTGCGCCGCAGTCGGCGGCGCGAGGATGTAGATCTGGTTGCCGCGGATCTGCCAGTAGAACGACAGCGTCGGCAGCGTCTGCCGCACGAGCAGCTCCTGCCACGCCTGCGGCGAGACCGGCCCGATGGCCGGCCACTGCATCGTGGAGTTCCACTGCGTCTGGTCGATGAACTCGTAGAAGTCCTCGGGCAGCGTGAACGCCTGCTCCTTGATGCCAGGCGTGGACGCCTGGATGCTGAGGGTGTGGGTCTTCGTCAACTCCTGCCAGTCGGCCATGCCGAGCAGGTCGATGCCCGCGAGGTTGACGGACTGCACCATCTGGACCACGGCGGGGTCGGAGTCCCCCGCCGGGTCCGCAGGCGCTGGGAAACTTACCAGCTGCGCGACGTTCTGGACGATGGTCCCGAGCGTGTTGTCAGTGATGATCTGGTAAGGCATGAGGCATCAACCTCAGTTCTTCTTGCCTTTGGCGTCGTTCACCATCTTCGTCAGCGCCTCGAGCGAGACCTGCAGCTCCTCGATCTTCGCGTCGCGGCTCTTGAGCTCCTCGTTCATCTTCTCGAGCGGAGCGTTGCCCTTCGCGAGCTCGAGGAACGCAGCCGCGGCGCGCTTGTCCTCGTTGAAGCCCATGAACTTCTGGCCGAGCGAGTCCGGCGCAGCAGCGAGCTGCTCGACGGTGTGGACGTTGAAGAACTTGTACTCCTCGATCTTGCCGCCCGTCATGCGCGGCAGCGCCGTGAGCGGCGTGCCCTCGACGCTGTTGCCCTGGCCGGCCTTCCACTTCTCGTAGCGCGCAGCGAAGCGGCGCGAGTCGATGGAATCGACCGGGCGGTCGATGACGCTCAGCTTGTCGCCAGGGACCATGATGCGGATGCAATCCACCTCGCGGTAGATCGGGCGGCCGGCGGCTCGCGAGTCGCCGAGGTGCATCATGGGCTTGCGGTAGAACTGCACGAACAGCTTGTCGTCGTTCACGAACCGGGACTCGTCGAGACCCGGCGCGTCGAGCACGCTGTTCCAATCGGTTGACACTGTGGTGGTGTTCACCTGCACGGGAAAAACTCCTCTTCTGGTTGTGGAAAAGGGGCAGTGCGGGAATCACCCCGCACCGCCCCGCTCTGCTGCTGGATTACAGCGTGACGCCGACGGTCGGGTAACTGAACAGCGCGTCCGCGTTGACGGCAGCCGCACCGCCAGTCGCGGTGCCGAGGACGAGGCCAACGATCGCCTCGGCGCCCGCAGTGCCGTCGTCGTCCAACGCGCCGGCCGTGGCCGTCGTGTTGAGGCGCGTGCCCTTGGCGGCCGATGCGAGCGTGCGCACGCTGCCCTTGCCGTACACCTGGAACCAGCCGTACTGGTTGTCCGCGAGGCCGGCCTGAGCGACGCCGATGCGAGAACCGAAACCAGCCGCGCCGGGCGCGGTGTTCGTGGTGCTCGCCATCGCGAAGTCGAAGCCAGTCGCCTCGACGCACGCGAAGAAGGCGGTGACAGCGCCGTCCGCGCGGCCGTAGATGAACTCCTGATACCCGAGAACCGGGTCGTCGAAGCCGCCGAGCGTGCCGAGCCGGAAGGCCGGAACGTCGGTGGCGGCGGTGACCGCGGTCTTGTCGATGCCGATGATCTGAGACATGTCTGTTTCTCCTGAGAAGAGCCTCGGTAGGCAGGGGTCACCTACCTACCAAGGCAAGGTGACCCCCACCACGAGGTCGTTAGTTCTGGATGCGGCCCTGGAACTGCGCGCCGGACGAACAGAGGTTGCCCGCCCACGCGAGGATCTGGACCTCGGCATCCTGCGAAGTGGAATACCGCTTGCCCGGCGACAGCGAGACCATGTTCCGGTCACGATGCGGCCGCAGGAAGAGGTACTTCGTGTTCAGCATGAAGCCGGTGTTGGCCGGGCAGTAGCCGCCGATGCCGCCGTCCAGGACCACGTCGGCGTCCATGAACTTGAGCGTCGGGAAGCCGAGGCTGCCCTGCGCCGGGTCGGTGAAGCGCTGGTTCGCCTGCAACGACGCCGTGTAGATGCCCCAGTAGTTGGCATCGAGCACGATGAGGTCGGGACGATCCGAGCCGCGCACGAGCGACGCCCAGAGCGTGTTGAGGCCGGTCTGCATCTGCGCGCCCGTGGCGGGCGGCGTCACGCCGGCGGCCGAGAAGTCGTACAGCTTCGACTGCCAGAACGTCCAGGTGGCGCGGTCGATGCCACCGTAGGTGCCGGTCGCCGGGTTGGAGGGCACGGCCGCGTTGAGGCCGGTGATCTCCTTACCGCCCGAGCCGGTGCCGTCGGAGTAGATCGACTGCGCGAGACGGTTCGCCATCGTGGCCTCGGCCACGTTGATGCGCGACTCGAGCAGGTCGATGAACGCCTCGCGGCCGCTGTTCTGCAGCATCTCGAGGCCGCTCATCACGACCGGGCAGGCGAGCTGCTTGATGCTGAACTCGGCGGCCGAGATCACGTCCTGCGCGGCGATCGGCAGGGTGTCGTAGCCGGAGTAGAAGGCAGCGTTGCCGTTCTCGGCGAAGCTGAGCTCCTGCAGGATGGACGAGCCGCCGCCGAACGGCTTGATGTTGCCGCGCTGCTGCAGGCGCGCGAGGAGCGCGTTGTTGCGGGTGACGTTGTCGGCGATCGAACGCGACCGGTTCTGGATGGTGGTCGCGACGATGTCGCTCACATTTGCGAATGCCATGATTGAAACTCTCCACAAAAAATGAAACTGGGGATTACTCCCCGCCCTTTTTCGTGGCCTAAACGAACCTGTTCAGTCCGGTCAGTCGCGGTGGGCGAATGCGGTATTCCGCGTATCGCTCCGTCGAGAGTCGGTGGCTGCGGCGCTGGGCACACAACGGACACGGCGAACCATGCCCGTTGTGTTTATACCATCATCGTGCGGTTTGCACAAGTGCTGCTTCGATGGCCGATCGCACATCGGTCGGGACCGGAGCGGGACCGGCTGGCGCCGCCGAGCCCGACACGCTCACCGCCGCCCGCTTGGCGCGCGCGGCAGCGTCGTTCACCTGCTGCGCGCCCTGGGAGCGCGAACGGGTCTCAAGCACCGAGCGCACCCGCGGGTTCGTCAGGCAGGCCTGACGGTAGGCGTCCTGCAAGGTGAGCTCCCGACCGCGGCGCTGGGCGACTTCCATCAGGTCGGCCATGTCCTCGCGCACGTCCCCACCGAACTCGGCCTGCTCGATGAACCGCTCGACCTCGGAGGCCGCCTCCTGCTGCGCACGCTGGGCCTGTGCGCTCTGCTGCTGCTGAAACTGCGACATGAACTGCTGCACCGGGGCGAGCTGCTGCTGCAGGATCTGCTGCATCTGCGTCGAGGCGGCATCGCCGCGCGGCACCTCCCCAGCGAGCGCCTGGTCGAGCTGCTCGATGAAGGTGTTGCCGAAGCGCCCGACCCCGAACTGCTTGACGAGGCCCGCGACCATCGTCGCAAGCTCGGGCGCGGTCCCCGTGCGCAGCCGCGCCGCGGTGCTCATCAGGTTGTCGATCGCCTGCAGCGGGTTGCTGTTCTCGGCCTTGATAAACATCTCGTAGGGCCGGATGACGTTGGTCAGCTGCTCGGTGAACCGGCGCGCCTCGACCGACTCGGCGAGCGCACGCTGCGTCTCGGACTCGCGCCGGGCGACCTCCGCGCGCACGTCCGGCGGCAGCGCCGCCCAGTGCTCACGCACGTCGGGCCGCCACGACGCCGGGGCACGCTCCTGCGGCGCCGGACGCGGCTCGGCCTTCGGGCCGGGCTGGATGGCAGGCGTTGCGTCTTCCGCACGCTGTTGCGATGGCGCAACCGGCTCGGCCTTGGCTTCGGCCGGCTTGAACCGGCCCGACTCGTCGCGCACGCGCGAGGGCGAGGCAGACTCGGGCTCAGGTGCTGAGAAGGGCTCTGGGGCCGAAGCAGGGGCGCTCTCGGCGGCGATGGGCTCTGGGGCAGGTGTCGGGTCGGATGCGGGTACGGCCGCCTCCAGCGCGTCCCTGATCGTGGTGGGGTCAGACATGGGTCACCTCTTGGATTGGAGTCGTTCGATGGCTTCGCGGATGTCCTGCTTGCGCACGGAGCCGCCCTGCTGGTAGTACCTCTCGCGCTCGACCTTGGCCTTCGCCCAGGTCTCCTTGAAGTCGTCCGCGGTCGTCAGCCCCGTGCGCTTCATGTACTCGCGGTGCTTCTTGCGGCTCGAGATGTCCGCACCGCCAGGCGCTGCGAGCCCGTCATAGTGCCGGTCACCCCACAGCGCGCTCATGTGGTTGAGCGCGTCCTTGCGGCGCGGGGGGAGCGTCGCGCCGATCTCCACCATCTCGCCCGATTCGGGGTCGTATCTGTAGCGTCGTCTGGTCATATCGTCCTCAGTTCAGCAACAGCAGCCATTCTTCGCGGCGGCGCCTCTGGATGCGCCGCATGCGCTCCTGCACCTCGAGCTCGAACGCCTCGGCGGCAAGCCGCTGCGCGCGCTCGGAGTCAGCCCTGCGCGCCTCGATGCCGGCACGCTCGAGCGCCGCCGAGACCATCCGCGCCACCACGCCCGCATCAAGCGACGCCGGCACCGGGATCGCGATGCGCTGGCGCCGGGTGAGGATGGCGACGCCCTCCTCGCCCCCGGCAGCCGTCTCGACCACCTCGGCCTTCTTGGCCTTGAGCGGTGCGACCGCAGCTTTGATCTGCTCGCGGAGCTGCTCGCGCTCGCGGCGCTCCTCGTCAAAGTCGCGCTGCTTGCGCTTCTCAGGCGGGCCGTAGCCGCCGCGCGTCTCTGTTACCAGGGGCGTACCCGAGAACAGCAGGTTGGCGTTGTTCCCGGTGTAGGTGTAAACCCCGCCATCGGCCTGCAGCACGAACGCCCCTGCGGGCGCGTATGTCAGGTTGGCATCGTTGCCGCTGTACGAGTAAACGCCACCATCAGCCGCCAATCGTCGGTTAAAAAGCAGATTGGCGTTGTTGCCCGTGTAGGCGTAAGTCCCACCGTCTGCCGGAAGGTTGAACGCCCCGGCGGTCGTATAAGTCAGCGTGGCATTGTTGCCGCTGTACGAGTAAACCCCACCCGCAGCGGTGAGCGTGTATGCCCCCGCCGCAGGTTGGTTGAATAGCAGCAGAAGGCTCATTCAGCCTCCGTTTTCATCGGCACAGCGAAGCCGCCGCGCTCGTCCTCCGTCAAGGCAACCGCTACACCAAGCGCAATCAGCGCAGCGCCGTCAGCATCGGACACGATGGCCGACTCGTTTGCCTGGAGCGGCACTCCGTTCACCACAACGTCTTGTGTCAGCCGGATCTTCATGCGTTACGCCCAGAAGATGTCGCCCGCCACCTCGTTCGCGCCGACTGCCGTCGCGTCCGCATCCGCAACGCCCGTCACAATCGTTAGCGCGATGCCGGTCGTGAAGGCGATGCCGCCCTCGAGGGAGTGCCGCGCAACGCCGTTCGGCGGCACCCCGATGGTCTGCACCACGCCCGTGCCAGCCGTCGGCAGCGCGGTCTGGTTGTGTAGCTTGACGTAGCGCCAAGCCGCGTTGTTGTTCACAAAATACCAACCGAGGACGCGGCCCGCGCCCGCAGATTTCACCTGCGTGGCGTTGGTCGATGCCGCAGATACGATGTGTGTGCGGGAAGCCGCGCCCGTCGCGTTGGTGCGGTATTGCTGGCCCACATCACCGATAACCGCCGTGCCTGCCGCAATTGTGGCGTTGGCAACAGTTGCCGTAACCGTGCCGGAAACCGGCTGCGTCGGGCCAGCGGAAGCCTGCACGACAGGCAGCGGAGCAGCACTACCCAACGGTCTTACGCCCGCGATATAAGTCGGGACGTTGCAGTTGTCCTCAACCGCCACAAAGCCGACCGTCCAAGTGGTCGTACTGGCCGGAGCCGTCGAGCCGTTGAACGACCACAAATAAAAATACAACTCTGTGTCGTCGTCGGGAATGTTCTCAATTCTGCTAGCACGCACAACGACGTTTGGTACCGTGCCGGAGGCCACTACCGTATCAGCAAAATTTATGTTTCGCCCGTCTGCGTAGGTCTGCATGACATGGCCGGGCAAGGCGGTCGTGTTGATGGTTGCCGCCGTATCGCCCGAGTTCCACCCGCGCCGCTGCGAGTCCACCGAGGCGTTGGTCGCTGTCGTGCCGGAGTAAACGGTACGGATGTAGTTCCAGCCGAACAAGTCCACCGTGCAGGACCCGGAAGCAGGCCAACCCGCCACCGTGAAGTTGATGGTGTCAACGCTCGGGATTGACGCAATTGCGTATCGCCCCGGAACACCGTTAGCGCCGCTGATTGCGCCGACGAACATGAACTGACCGACGTTGGCAGAGGTAAACCCATGCGCCGTCTTGGTAACGGTGATGGAGGTCGCGCTGTTGATCGTGCAGGACAAGCCCTCGCCAATGCTGTCGGCCAGCATCGCCACGAAGTTTTGGTTAGCAATACGCTGCGAGAGAATCGTCTTGTGCCGCGCCGTCAGCGACCCACGGAACGAAGTCGTAGAACGCGCAAGGAACTCGCTGTTCGCCGTCGTGCCAGTCGTGACGAGCAGGTTGCTTGACCCCTGCGTGACACCCATGCCGGTACCGAGTCGCCGCTGCGTGAACTCCGAAGCCAGCAGGCTTGACCCGGTATCCGCAAAATCGACAGACCAGATATCGGCGGGAGACTGACGCACAACCGCGCCACCGTCACCGAACAACGGGTGGCTCGTCCGAACGCGCATATGCGTGGTCGAGCCGTCAAGCCCGTCCGACATTTTCATGCGTTGGTATTGGTTGCCACTTACATCGTCAGTTGCAACCGATTCG